ATGCCGTCCTCATTTCTATCTTGATCCTGCGTGCAAACTTCGATGCCCAAGCCTCAGGATCTTCTGCGCCATTGACAGTAATGTAATTCGTTACCTGTGCTCCTCCGCCGACTAGTTTCCTGAGTTTATCTTCTCCCAGCAGGATCTCCGGCTGCGCTGCATCACCGACGCCAATGATCTGCGGTGTCCTGAAGATCGCGCCGTATTCTGCGGCCTTCTCATACCAGCTGACATGCACAGTCGGCACCGATTTTGTTTTTGCATCGAAAGATCCGTACATGCTGAAGTGCGGCATCGGAATGTATTCATTAAACCTGAAACTCGTTCCGTAAAAAATCGACCGCAGTGTCCATATACCGCTTTGTGCCGTCCAAATCGCTCCATTTATTGCCCTCTGCATGGAGCTTGCAAGATTTATTCCTGCAAACGCTCCGCTTACTGCATAAGCCGCAGACCTTCCAGTTGTACCGAATTTCTGCATCATACTTGATGCTGTATTGGTCGCTGAAGACAGAGCTGTCATGCTTGATGTCATCCTTGATATCTGTCCTGCACTGTCGCCTGCGCCTGCTGCGGCGCTGTTGATCTTATCTACACCGCCTGCCACTGCAGCGAGCGTGCCGGCAAGGTCGAACACTCCTGTGTTATTGGTGAGGTTAATGACAGCACCTGCCAGCTTTTCAAATCCTGTCCCTGCATTCAGTGCCGCATTGCCTATGCTGTCAATTACTCCAGAAAATGAATCCAGAACGCCTGACACGCCTCCGGAGATGGCGTTAATGATGTTGGTGATCCCGTCCGATACAGTTGTGATCGTGCCGTTCGCCGTATCGCCTACATTCGACACGATGCTATTTATCTGCTCGGAATTTGACGTCACAGTGCTGACCAGTCCGCTGACTGCCTCTGTTACCTTTGCGATTCCGGTGCATGCCAGGTTAACACCCTCACCGATCCCGAGCATGGCAGCGCCGAATGCCGCAATGCCAAGAGCGCCTGCCGTCAGTGCCGGTCCTGCAAGAGCCGCCACTCCCATGAGAGCCGCAATACCTACAGCCATGCCGGCAAGTACTCCGACTGCAAGACCACCCTCATTGGAGATCCGAATCGCCGCATCGGCTAATACGGAGACTGCCTGTGCTGTAATATAAAGAGCTGCGGCAGCTGCTATCAGTTTCAGGGCCTGCCCTGCAAATGTCCCGAAGGATCCTGCCACGCCTGCAACCGGTGCTGTTGCTGTTGACGCCGCTCCACCGACTCCACCGATCTTTCCAACTAACCCGCCAATACCGCTCGATATCGTACTGATAGAGCCGACTAGTTTTCCTCCAATTACAAGCAGCGGCCCTACTACTGCAGCGATGCCTGCTGCTTTTATGATGAAGTCCTGCATGTCCGGAGACAGTCCGTCCCATGCATCTGTCATGGTGTGCACTGCGTCACCTACTCCGCCGAGTATTTCCACAAGCGCCGGGCCTGCGGTCTCCACAAGATCCGCTCCCATCAGCTTCAGGTCGTTCAGTGTAGTCGTGAACTGGTCCATCGGATCCAATGTTCCTTCAAATGTCGCTGAAACAGACCCTTCAAAGTCTCCCAGCGAAGATGTGAAGTCATTCAAATCCAGCGTCCCGTTGCTGACTGCGTTCTCGATCGCCGCTCCGGCCTTTGTCCCAAACAGCTCATATGCCGCCGCCAGCTTCTCTGACTCTGTCCCATTGCCCTTCATGACTTCATCGAAGCCCTCCAGAGCATCAGACAGTGACAGTCCATCCTTGGCAGCGTTCTTCATGGCCGTCTTCAGGCCCATCATCGCAGTTGACGTATCCATACCTGCCATCGATACGGATCCAAGGAATGACATCGCCTCATCAGCGCTCATTCCCATCTCATCAAACTGTTTTGCATTTGCCGCCAATGTGTCAGACAGTTTCCCGACGTCTACACCCGTCTGCTGTCCTACTGTATTCAGGGCATCCAGCATCCTGCCCGCATCATCTACAGACAGCCCGAATGCTGCCATCATCTTGCTGACGGAGTCAACGGATCCCGATACGTCCTGGTCGTTCAGTTTTGCAAATTTTACAAACTGCCCCGAGAGCTCTTCCAGCGCGTCCCCTGTGAGGCCGAACCTGGTATTCACCTCACCGATCGCTGCACCGGCTGTCTCAAAGTCTGTAGGGATTGAGGTTGTAACTCCTGCGAGCACTTCCTTCATTCCCTCCAGCGCTTCTCCGGAAGCGCCTGTTTTCTCTACGATCGTGTCAAGGCCTGCATCAACTTCTTTCCATGCCTTTGCTGATGCTGTCCCTACAGCCACTATAGGCATCGTAAGCCCGGCTGTCATTCCGGCTCCGGCTGTCGTCATCTTTTTTCCGATAGCCTGTGACATGCTCTGGCCTGCTGCCTGGCCTGCCTTTTCACCGGCAGGCCCTGCAACTGTTGTGAGATCCTCAGTGATTTTCTGCTGTGCGCCCTTCAGGACCGGAGTGACCGTTATTGTCGCCTGTGCTATTTCTGGCATTGAACTCCGCCCTCTTTCTCTCTATCCAATCATGCAGCTCGGACGGAGGAAGTGCTCCTGTACCAAACCGCTGTTCGTCATCATGTTCCTGTTTTGTTGGTCTCGGATACGGCTTTGGCCGTTTCGCCGGTTTACCGCTTCCGACTGAAATGAGATTCGCATTTATGCTCGCCAGTACATCATAAATGTCGGCAAGTATCGCATTTGTCTTGACCGTGTCCGTCCATTTTGCTATTTCCGGATGGACTTCCCAAAACAACGCAGAATGCGGATCCAGTTTTTTCAAGAAAGCCCCGAAAGCGCTCCATGATAGAGTACTCCCTATGTCTTTCAGTTCATGGCCTGTCCTTGTCATCAAGTCATATTCGATAGCCTCACGATGCTCCATGACCTGCTTCGCAAGGCTGATTATTCCCCCGGATTCTTCCCTGCTGCCTGTTTGCTGGCTTCAATCCAGATCTTTGTGATCTCGTTGTAGTCGCAGATCCGTAGTGACGATTTGATTTCTTCGTCATCGATGTATCTCTGGAAAAATGCTATAGTCCCCGCCTGTGTGTCAAGCGGTGCCGCCTCTTCTGGTGTCAGACAGTTCCCGAGCGGAATCTGGAATGACTTATCTCCGATATTCAGCTTCAGCGTCTCTGCTTCTTTCGGTCTTAATGTAAACTCTGCCATATGATCCTCCTTATGTGCATATGCGCAAATCAGGGGAGAGGAACCATTCCCCTCCCCCTTTAGATTTATGCCTGCGGGCCCTCGTCAAGGATCAGCTTCATGCCGCCCTCGAGTGCCGTGATGGTCGGTGTCCATGTGATACCTGCGTTCGGTGCAAATGTCACATTCTCCACTGCGGAGATCTGTCCCTTTGTGCATCCGATTGCGATCATCGCATCGCCATCCTTCATGATCCAGAGGAATGCCTCCGGTTCAGGAAGGTCTGCCGGGGAAAGATTCACAGTGGTCAGCTTCCCGTGTCCGGTGGCAGCTGCAGCAGATGTTACATTCTCTGCTCCGACTACTGTTTTAAGGACCTCTTCTGTTGTGTCCATGATCGGGGACTGCACAGTCTCAGAGTTCTCAGTCATGATTACTCTCTTGACCGCATTTGCCCAGTTCCTCAGATTTGTAACGGACTTGTTCGTTGCGAGAGTGATGCCTGCGTCAGTCACATCACCGACATGTGTCCATGCAGAAGCGAGTTCTGCTGCCGGATACTGCGGGAGTGCTGTGCCGGCAGGTGCATGATAAAACATACCGGTCGCCAAACCTGTTCCGAGTTTTACGTCCATGTTTATACCTCCGTGTTGTTCTTATGTGCTACAACCTCAATACGTGCTGAGCACATTGCTAAATCCGGTCTTACGGGATCCTGTCCCCATGAGCCGGATGAATTTACTGTAATATGGCGGAGCGCTGTCGTCTGCTCCTTTGCTACGGTGTCAAGTATCGCGGTTGCCGTGTGCAGGTAATCAATGGCTGCAGCCTCTGACTCCGCCCTGGAATCCAGAACGACCTCAAACGTGTCAATCCTGTTAAGATCTGCGCCTCCTACCTGTGTGATCAGTATATGCGGCAGGCTGTAATCAGCCGGAAGCGGTCTGCAGTAAGCAGTGAGATAACCTTCCAGCGCATTCCTGATCTCGTCTTCGATATCAATGCTTTTATGAATGATCATCCGCTCACCGCCTTACTCAGTATCTTGTTTTCCGCCTCTTCCTTCGCAGTTTCCTCGTCATTCGAGCACACATATGCCACAGGACGCGACGCACCGTATGCCGAGTCCTGGTATCTTGGCATCTGTGTCATCTCCACATGAAAGCCTCCGCCTTTCGTCAGCATTGCGCTTGCCCTCGCCGCTATGGCTTCTGCCTCTGACTGCACGGTCCCGGACATGCCCTGCAGGCATTCCACAAAACCGGCAGTGTTGAATTTGATCTCAATCTTCGTGCTCATCCGCGCCACCTCTGCAGGTTCAGCTGGATATGATCGAGCGCTACAGCCCCCGGCCAGATCAGCGGATCACCGTTGATCGTGTAGACGGATCCACCATACCTTATACGGTCCCCTGCCTGCACATCAGCATCTACCGGAGCATATACCGTCAGACCGTCCTGTACGCCCAGGACTCTTCCGTCCTGTGACAGGCTTGTGCTCGATGGCTGCACGGAGCAGCCTTCTATGGTCAGTTCCTCAGCATTTGACCAGTCCGGCACCACTGATCCGCGCTCTGTCTTCGTACCCGGACGGATGCGGACGATGCTCTGTCGCCAGAATGATATGAGCGGCATCAGAACACCCCCTGCATCTTATAAGGCATCAGCACCTCTTTGTTGTCATCCGGCAGAGCTGTCGCCCTGGCGCTGTTGATCCAGTTCGCATTATATGTGACGGATACGCCTCCGGAAGACTCCTGCGTGATTCCTGCCGGCACCGCGAGCGAATGAGTTACCCTGTGCGCGATCAGCTCCTTGATCGGTTCGAGCATGTCCTCCGTGAGCCCTGCTGCATATGTGATCACGATCCTGTGAAACCTCTGCAGTCCACGAACAGGTGCGTCATATATGTGCAGGATGCCGTTCGTTTCCACGATGAAGTTTTCCACTTCGGTTCCGTTTACCGTCACGGACTGCACTTCAGTCACGAACCGCGCCGGAAGCTGTACCAGTATGTCACGGCCTACAAGCGTTACCCGCCTGTCGTAAAATGTCGTGTTCATCTCGCATATCGCAGATGGATACAGATGCCATCCGACAAAGTTCCGGATCGCAGAACAGGCTGCTTTAATCTCTGCCTCGATCTGATCATCTTTCCCACGGTACTTGTTGCCGGAGTAGGTGCCGAATTCGTCTTTATCCAGCATTGTGTCAAGGCTGTCCTGATCCGTGATCGTATAGCCCCATAATGTCAGCAGACTCATTTCTTCACCACCTTGCGCGCTTTGTTGGCAGGCCTTGCCGCCTTATTCGGCGGAGCAACCGCCTTTTTAACCTCCACAGCGCCTGCAGGCTGTTTGCCTTCTTCAAACTGGTACTGTTTACCGTTCCAGATATAATCTTTCAGCATCGGTTTCACCGCCTTTCAAAAACAGGGAGAGCCACAGCCCTCCCTTTCTGTTAGTCTGATCAGGAAGCCTTTGTCAGCTTCTTAAAGCCTGCCGGACGTCTTACGGCCAGAGCCAGGCGCTCCTCTGCACGGATTGTCATGAGGTTCTTCACAAAGTCATCCTCGTTGGTGTTTACAGCCTCAACCCTTACGCCGCCGTTCTGGACAACGGATCCGCAGGTCTTGAATGCTCCAACGATGATTGTGCCTGCTGTAACGGCGGTGCTCACGCATACAGGAATGCCCCATACGTCATTCGCGTTCTGTCCGCCAAAGTAGCCGCCGCCATAGTAGCGGTCCTCGCCGTCCTTGCCGATGCGGAGTCCGTACCAGTCTGTCGGATTGATCACGATCGCATCAGCAACAAAACCGGTCTGTGCCTGTACATCCATGGCCGCCTGCAGGATAGCGTCAGCAATATCTGCTGCACCTGCTCCGGATGCGATGGTGCCGGTCTGGATGCCGGAAGTACCGAGCAGATCAGTCACGAGTTTGCCCTGCTCTACAAGGCCGAGCTCATACAGCAGTCTGCCGTTGATCGCGGATGCAAGGAACGGATAATCGTTGATATACTCATCGGACTCCTTGATGTGACATGCGATCTTCGCAAGGGATACAGTCTTTACTGTCGGATCTGCAAAATGAATCTGAGGCTTCTCAGCACCTTCTGCAGTTACAGCCGGAGCGCCCTGGATCGCGCCTTCTACGAGGTAAACCAGAGTAGATCCGGAGATTGTCTCTGCTCCGAACAGGTCACGGATCACAAGCGGAGTACGTGCCCCTTCAACTACCTTCTTGTCGAAAGTTGTCGCGAAATCAACAGCCCCTGCAGGAGAGGTCTGTGTGTCAGTCGCTGCTTTCACAAATTCTTTTGCAGCAACATTGAACTTGTCGCCGCGCTCATAATGAACACCCTTCTCTTTCAGAGTGTTGATAAAGTTCTCGCCCAGATTTCTGGCAGTCTTGCTCTCCATAGTGGAATCCTCCTTCTCTTTCTTTCCGATCAGCTTCAGCAGGCCAGTTTTCTTTTCTGCCTGCTCGAGCTCTGCGGTCTTTGTCTCGATCTCTGCCTGAAGCTTCTCGCCTGCCGCGATAGCTTCGGCGTCATTCGCTTCGATACGTTCTTTCAGCTGAGCAAGTTCATTTTTCTTGCTCTGAAGCTCTTCTCTAAGCGTCATGTCTCATACCTCCATGTTCTTGATGTATTCAAGCAGCTTCTCTTTTGCCGGAGTGCTCTGCTCAGGCTCCTCCACCGCCGTGTTGGCCTTCACTTCGTCCTCTCCGTCTTCCGGTTCTTCTGCTTCCTCAAGCTCCCCAAGTACACCCTGCAGGAGCGTGATAGCTTCTCGTATCGCAT